CAATTGCTTCATAGGTCTTATGCGATAATGACACGTTTTTATATTTTGTTATATCAGTCATAACTGCTATACTCCTTTCTTATTTTATTAATCATATGGGATTTATCTCTTTTTTTACAATAGGTGTCAATGAAATTTTTATTAAGCATGATTATATGCTCAAGTGTGTACCAACAATGTTTGGCTCCTTTCCCTATGCCTGATAAATATAATAGCCACTACGAGTGTATGCTGGCAGGATATGAAGAATCTATTACGAAAGCTAAAGAGATAGGGTCGGAAGATATTAATAAATATGGCACTATTATTAAGTTTTATTGTATCCAGGAAGAAGAACCCGCGCCATCTAAGAAATTTTCAACTTAATTACTATATATAGACTATGAGTAATAGTCTTTACATAAAATTTTTAATAAGAAAATTAATTGAGCTTCTTAAAAAGGAAGACAAAAAAGAAATTAATAAAATTATTGATAAAATTATGAAAGAATTAAATTCATACTAACCCCTACAATTTCCGTGCACGTACTCTTGTAGGAGCAAAGGCTCCGAGGCTACCCTTTCGGGGTCATTGCTTGACGTACAGGGAATAGCGCGAGGCATTATTTGGACGCCGGTCCTTTTCAAACTTGTTCGTTGTTCCACTTCAGGAGCAACAGTAGGATAAATAAATAAATTACGCATATTAATCCTAAACTTATAAAAATCATTTTATAACCTTATCAGGTATACTTAAAATTTTATCTGGATCTTGATAACATTGGTGACCAAACCAGGTCCCCGATCCATCATTCATGATCCATCTATTTAAATCCTCGTTATATGTAGACACCCCTTCTCGATGTGCGTCTGCGTATCCTGAACATTCAAGTAATGTCATCGGTCGTGCGAACTCTAACGGAATTTTCATAATTAGTTCCTCTGCGTTCATCACGTATATCATCATCCAATGTACCAGCTCTTCCATCTCCAAACTCCTTAACTAATTTATACCATAAATCTTTATACTTAGGATCTTTTGTTTTTTCCCACAGATTTGCTAGTTCATCCATTTTCTTTATTGTCATTGTTTCTCCTTCCAAAAGATATAATTTTCTTGAGCCCTGATGCCTGTAACTCTATCTTTGCATAAGGTCTCCATGACTCTTTAATAAGATTCAATTCAAGTAGTAAATTAGTCCATTGTTTACTGGTTATATTTTTACTGGTTATTGTTACTTTTTTTTCTTTCATATTTTTCCATTTCCCCAATATCCGTAATAAGATTGTTAACAATAAATTGTCGTCTAGCTCTTAGTTCAACTATTTGATCTATTATTGCTTCTATTCTTTCATACAAAGGGTACAGCATATTAGCGGGTGTTTCCCCAGTCTCTACTGTTAACAATTTATCAAGCTTTTCTTCCCTCTCAATAATTTGTTGAGATGTCCTTCTAAAAAGTTTATCTATCATATTGTTCCTTTCTTACTGTATGTATAGTATTTTGTGGGATTTAAGTCAAGGATTATTTTCCCTGGCCGTTGTATTTTTTAAATTGACGTCGTTTAGATTTGTTCATTTTGCACAAGCTAGGGTTGCGTCCAATCGAAGTTTTGTGAAAAACCGCTTCATGCTCTATCTTTTTACCGTATAGATTGCCTTTTTTCTTAGCCATTACCAGTCTTTAACGTAGGGTCTCGTACCATCAGGTGGGTGTATAACAGGCAGATAAGCAATCTTGCCGTTAACATGTTGTTTAAGATCAGAACCACAGGTCATACATCTATAGAATTCTTTAGTGATTCCTACTAAAGATGTGATTTCAGAACATGTTGGACATTGCCCAGTTACTATTTCAGCTGTCCATCTTATATTTTTTTCGGTCATATACTTTTTTATTCTTTACCACACGTGGTTGATAACGTCCATCACTTAATTGTTGTGCTACTTTATTTCTGGGTCGGTTTTTCTTGAGAAAAAAAGCATACGCTTTTTTATTCATTAGTGTTGTATTAAAGTAAATATAACATAGGCCATCCCGGTAATTAAGGCTCCTACGGATACTAATAAAATACTCTCTATTCTATTGATTTGTTTTTCTAGTTTATGGATTTTGTCGTAAGTTTGTTTTTGCATAATTCTGCATAATTTTTCGTGAGAATCTATTCGTTGTAAAGCGTCTTGTTTAGGCATGATTATTCAAGGATTAATGAAAGAATTTTTTTCTCTCCCATATATATTTCGGTGTTAGCCTTAGATTTAATGCATTTATATATAACTCTATCTGCAGGTTTTTTGTCCCTCATCGCGTAACGCTTGGCCTTAAGGCATTTTGAGAGGCTGTCCATATGTAAGTGTTCTTTAATTTCATGGTCCACTATCATCAACAATGCAAAAACTATTTCAACCATTTTAACAATCCCACTTTCTAAGAGATTTATTTATTCTTGAATTTGGATCTCTTGCTGTTTTAGCTGAGGTTAATTTTTTTTTCATCCCACCCATTCTAGCACAAAATGATTTTCGTCTTCCACTTGTTTTTGATTTGGTAGGTGCTTTTAAAGTTCCACCTTTATAACTGTCTCTTCCTTTTTGATTTAATCCACCTGATGGATTTTTACCTTCTTTTCTAGTCCAGGCTGCCGAACCTCCATTTTTTAAATAAGCTCTGCCATGTCCTCTTAATGCAATCATTATTTTTTCTTAGCAGTTTTAGCTGCTCTTTTAAATTGTTTTGCAGTAGGTGCACCCTTTGCTCCTACTTTTCTCATTTTTTCACCCGAGCCCGCTTTAATTCTAGCACGCTTTGCATGAATGTTTGCGTATAATCCTGGTTTAGCCATTAGTGTGCTCCATTTCCATTAGCAAAAGTTCTTTGCTTATCTTTTAATTTTTCAATATCAGATAATATCTTTTCTACATCTTTTTGTAAACGCTCTATGTTTACGGTATTTGACATCATATCCTCCATCGAAGCTTCTATTTTTTCTACTTGCCCACTCATATGTTCGATTAACATGAACTGCTCAGAATCAGCGGGAAGACTTCCTAAAAGTCCCCGAGGCCACCCTATTCTAAAGGCTGTGTTTTCTACAAGATCCTTCTCCATTAGTTCTAGTTTTGTTGAGTGTCGGTTTTGGGTCTCAATGATACCGAAATAAGCCCAGGTGCCGATCGCGACGAGGGCGATCAAACTGGCAACCGTCTTCATAGGCATTTGAACCTTTGCTTCGTCTGAAATTTTGAGTGTCATTTTAGTTACAATTCATTTTATCTAGATCTGCTGGTACTTCTTTTGTAAACCAGATCCAAGATTCAATTTTTGTTCCTTCTTGAGTGTAAGTACATTTTTTACCTACTGAAACACAAGAGGCCAATGTAACTAATGCTAGTAATAAAAATATTTTTTTCATTAGTTATAACTATATCCTGTTGAGGGTTGATTATCTTCTAAAACTTTAAATAATTTTTTATGTTGTTCCATGATCTCTTCATCAGAGTCCATCATTTCATCCATCTGCTCTTCTAGTTTTAAAACTTGGGCTTGAATTCTTTGTACTTTATCTTCGTGTACTGCCTGGATAGTTGAGAGTTCAAAAGTTCTAGATAAACTCCAGCCAGCTAATGCTAATAAAATTCCTACCAGCATTGTCATTAATTTTTCAATCATTGTTTCTCCCATTTCCAGCTCTGACTAATAGACTTTTTTTGTTGTAGTTTATCATTTTTAGAGTCTGTTTCCGTTGTACCATACTCTATTTTTGTCTCATTTGGAACCATTCTATAACGACAGCTTGATAAACCTATAAAAATAAGCACAACTATTATAATGATAGCCGCCCATTTCTCCCATTCATTATGAAATAATCTCATTTTAGCTACATCCAGCTAAAAAAACTATGACCAAGGCTAGGCCAATTATCAAAACCTGTACCGCTTGTTCAGTTGTTCTGATTCTTTTTCTTGCCTCTCTTCTTCTTCTTAACAGTTTTAATGTCCTGAATTTCATTTTCAATCCTCGAGACTTTTTCTTTGATAAGAACCATATCTTGGGACAGTGAGAATGTACGACTGAGAGTCCACCCGCCGAGTGCAAGAAGACACGCGAGTAGCGCTGTGATAATTTTGTCATTTATCATTGACAGCTTTCACATTCCCCTGTGTCATCAATAACTAATCCTCCGTTATTTTCATAAGTGGAATCTTCTTCTCTGTTGCCACAATCACAATTAGTACATTCCTCTTCACTACCTGCTTGTGTGCAGTGACACATTTTATTACATTTTTTACACCATCGTTCAGACATCGTTTACCTTTTACTAAAATAGTATAGCGCCGATAATAACACCGACAGCAAAACCAACAATATATTCTCTATATAATAGAGACCATTCTTGTAATTTAACTTTTATTTTTTCCATTTTTTTCCTCCAAGTTTGTATAATGGTAGTCATAACTACCCTCCTCATGTTCATCCGTGATCCACTTCGAAGTGTTTTCAACAGACCAGGTTTTTGTATTTACTAACCTGTTTATTAAGTTCTCCGATGGATCTGCAGCTAACGATGGGTCAAATGCTCGTAACCTATTGTTGGGCTGTATTGCATAATTACCGTCATCTAACTCTATTACATGACCGCACTTATGTTGATCAGGTTTATCTGAATAACCGAAGTTTAATTCATTATAATCACCTGGGCACCAATCAATGGTGAACAAATAAGTTCCTTCTCTTTTCACTTTGCGTCTAGATATATACGTCATCTTAGCACCTTTTAAGTGATAAAAAGTTGTAACACTTACATTATAACTGAAACTGTCCCACATTACCAGCTCATTTAATGGTAATTCTTTTACTCCTGGTTTAGTGCAAAATGCTGATATAGGGGCTCCCCACCAAAGGCCTCCATCTTCCATCATAAAATGAAACAGAGGAACTTGACCTGGTAAAGATCTTACTCCAAATATAACACAAGAAAAATATTTATCGTGGGAGTCTTTTTGATCTCGGAGAAAGTTTCCACGAACGTAGCATTCTATTATGGGTATGTTGGCATTTAAGTACATAATTAATCATTTATCTCCCCCCAGTTATCGCCCGATTCATAGTCAACTTTGTTAGGCACTTCGAGTGTAACCGCGTTTTCCATAATCTCGATGACTCTTTTAGCTTGTGCTTCGTTCTCGATAGACAAATCTAATTCATCGTGAATCTGTATATGCGGTATTATTCCCTCTTTGTAAAGCTCTAACATAGATTTTTTTGTCATGTCGGCAGCTGATCCCTGGATTAGTTTATTTAATGCTTTGTATGTGTAAGCTCTCCTGATCCCCGGTCCATGTTCCCTGAGTGCTTCTTCGTGAGGTAATGCTTTATGCATACCAAATTGATTTGGTTCCCATAGATGGAAGCGACAAAGTCGACCAAGAAGAGTTCTTATCTGTCCCCTGTCTTGTGCTCTGTTAGAAGCTTTCTCCATTAACTGTTTAACAAATGGTACTCGTTGGTGATAGGTGTTAAATAAATCTGCAGCTTTTTCTTTAGTAACACCTAATTCTGCTTGAAGTTTAGCCTTACCCATTCCATAGAATAGTCCAAGGTTAATTGTCTTCGCTTGTGAACGTGGTATCTGAGCCATGTCTGCTACTGTTTGGTGGAAATCTGCGCTTGAGTTTGTATTATATGCATCGATCACGTCATAGACAGATGGTAGTTTATATAAAGATGCATAGTGTACTACTAATCTTGGTTCTTGTTGTGAATAGTCAAAGACTCCCCACTTACAACCTTCTTCAGGAATAAATAATGATCTAATCTTAGGTCCAAGATCCTTGTTTCGTGCAGGAATTTGCTGGAGGTTAGGATTCTGATAAGAAAATCTTCCAGTTACTGTACCTCCTCCTGCATTTCTTAATTGGTTTATCTCTGCATGTATTCTTCCTTTATGTTCATATCTTAAAATAGAATCAATAAAAGTTGTGTGGGCCTTATTAATTTCTCTTGCTTTAGCAATCATATTTACAACAGGATGTTTATGTTCTTGTAAAAAATTTTTAGTGAATGATGGAGCTTCAGTTTTTTCTGTACGTGGATACTCTAATCTTAATACATCAAATACATTAGCAATACTTCTTGCCGCCCATATCTGCGTGTCAATATTTGTTTCTCCTTTTATCTTATGTAATAGTTCTTGTTCTGCTTTTTTAAATTCTGTTTTCATTGCATGAGCTTTTTCAATATCAACTCTCACACCCTTGAATCTCATGTCAACCAGGCAAGGAAATAAATCAGATTCCAAATCAAATATATCTTCTAGGTCCTGACTAATAATTTCTTTTTTCATCTCTTGCCATAGACCAAAAGTTACTTCAGCATCTCTTTCTGCATAAGATCCAACATGCATAGCAGGAAGTTTGTACATCTCAGCTTTAGGATCAATACCCCATTCAGATGCAGCTTCTGCTAGTGCTGCTTCGTTTTTACCATAACCCAGATAATGCCAGGATAAACTATTGAGATCATAGCGAAATCTGTTCTCATCAGTTATTGCTGATGCAATCATAGTACATGCTATGTCGCCATTAATCTTAAAGCCCATCGCTCTTAACCAACAGACATCGTAAATAGCATTGTGAAAAATTTTTGTAGATGGTGCTTCTAATATATCTTTTAACCAAGATAAAACTCTTGCCTTGTCCATGTTACCACCACCTTCGTGAGCAATTGGAAAATATCCTTTGTAATGTTTTGTAGCAACTGCGATACCAATAACTTCTCCATTACCAATAACAGAACCAGATCCTTTTTTAATTAAATCAGGATCCCTTGTCTCTAAGTCAATTGCAATTTCATCTACCTGGCGTAAGTCTGGAAATTCTGTAGGTTTAACCCATTCAGTTTGTGCTTCAAACTTAGGAATCTTCATCTATTATCCCCCATGAATTTTTTTGAGATTCTACTTTTGATGTAAAGGTTTGGCTTTTTTGTGCTTCATCTCCATAATCTCTTTCAATAATCATTTCAATAAAGTGAATAGCTTTTTCCAAATCTTGTCTTTTTCCTTTCATCCGGTGACGGATTATGTATTTTATAGCACACCCTTCTGGGTAGAGCAACTCATTTTCAACCACAAATTTACTTGGCTGAATTTTAAATTTCTGATAATGTTGTCCGCCGATTTGTTTATCCCAAACTTTCGATGTCATATCCTCTGTCCTCCCTTTTTGCTGTCATTATGTACAGGTTTTGTTTTGTACGCGTAACACCAACGTACCACACTCTTTGTTCTTCATCATATTTATCCTGACTTTTTTCCTGGGCTTCTCTAATTGTTTTTGTATTATCTAAAATTAATAATATGTTTGTAGCTTGCCCACCTTTTGCAGAATGAATTGTAGATAATTGTACTCTTGCATCTTTATGTAAATTTTCTTCCTGT